ATTTATCCTCATTTTATATTACCCCAATTAGGGCCAGATTCACAATCTACTTTATTGTTAATTTCTAGTTCAATAGCTTGTTCCATTATGTTTTGAACCGTGGTCCGTGTTTCTTGATCCTTGATTGATACACAAAGCTCATCGTGTATCTGTATATGAGGCACTATACCTTTTTCATATAACAAGACCATTGCTTTTTTTGTCATATCTGCAGCTGACCCTTGTATTAATCTATTTAATGCTTTGTATGTAAATGCCCTGGTATAATGTTTTTCAAAATGCTCACAAGTAGGATCTATATATTTTTCATATTTTTCCATTTGTTCTAATTTGTAAGCATCCATAGCATCTTCTTTTGTAGCGTGAAGTTTTACTTCAGTAAAACGATTAGTTTCAGGGTTCCATTCTTTATCCCTACTTTCCCATTTATCAAATCGACAAAATCTATCTCCTAATGTAAATAATAAACCTTCTTTAGCTGCAAATTCTGATAGACCTTGAGATAGTTGTCTTACAAAAGGAACTTTAGAATGATAAGTATTAAATAAAGTTTTTGCTTTTTGAGGATCTAAATTTAATTCTTTTTGTAATTTTATTTTACCCATCCCATAAAACAAACCAAGGTTAATTGTTTTAGCTTGCTTCCTTGGTATATTTGCCATATCTGCAACAATCTGATGAAAGTCTGCATCTTCTTTATCAAACTCTTCTTTTAGATCATCTGTTCCAGCCATACCTAATTTAATAGCATAATGCACAACAATACGTGGCTCCTGTTGACTATAATCAAAACTGTACCAACTACTTCCAGTTTCAGGAATAAATAACTCTCTCATCTTTTTGCCTATATAACCTTTAGAAGGAATCTGCTGTAGGTTAGGGTTACTCATAGAAAATCTACCTGTAACCGTTCCTCCATGCTCTCCTCTAATTTGGTTTATATCTGCATGTATTCTTCCATTGTGAACAAAACCTAATAGTCCTTCTACAAAAGTATTTTTAGCTTTGTCGCATTCTCTGGCTTTAGCTACAAATCTTAAAAATCTATTTTCGTGTGTTCTTAAATAATCTCCTGGCAATTGAGGCATTCCAGATTTAGGTGTTTTTTTATAATCTGTAATTTTTTGATTTTCTAAAAGATTTTTTAATGAAGAAGCTGCCCAAATTTGTACATCTATACCAGTTCTAGCTTTAATAATTTTAATTAAGTTATCCTTACGTTTTTCTAAACGTTGACCAAAGTCCTTTGCTTTTTGGACGTCAATTTTAACGCCTTTAAATTTCATGTCAACCAAACAAGGAAACAGTTTTGTCTCTAATTCAAAAATATTTCTAGAAGTTTTCTTTTCATTGTCTTCAGGTTTTATGTATAATACTTCGTCAAGTTTTTTATCAAAAAGTTTCCACAATTTTAAAGTTAAATCAACGTCTTGTTTAGCATAATCTTTTACAATAGATGCAGGTAACTTATGCATGTTACTCATCGGATCTTTAATATTTCCGTTTGACCAAGCAAGAACTTTTTCTTGTAAATCATATCCTCCTTTTCTTTCTTTTAAAAAATCTTTAGACAAAGAATCTAAAGAATATTTGAATCTATTTTCATCAATTACAGAGGCTGCAATCATCGTATCTACAACAGGACCTTTCATTTTTTTACCTGTAATAGCTCTAATCCAACATACATCATACATTGCATTGTGAAATACTTTTGTTATCTTTTCATTTTGAAATAATTTTTTATCTAAATTTTCCCAAAATTTTATTTTTTTATCTAAAGACATATCTATATCTGTGTGACTAATATTAAAATACACAGTTTCTTTCCCTGTAGCAATTGCAACTCCACACACAAAACCATCTCCTCTTAAAGAACCTGAACCTTTTGTTTTTAAATTAGGATCATAAGTTTCTAAGTCTACTGCAACTGTATCTATGCCGTCTAAATCTAAATCTTCTGGTGTCTTACACATTATAATCCCTTTCTAATATCATTTCTAAATAGTGTATTGCTTTCTTAATATCTTCTTCTTTTCCTTTCATAGAATGTCTACAAATATACTTTATAGCATTTCCTTCTGCAAACAAAAATTTATTTTCATTTATAAACTCTGCGGGCTGTATCGTAAATTTTTTATAGTGACTCCCGCCGTGTTGCTTGTCTAGTGATTTATAACCCATTCCTTTAAATATAGATTTATCTGTCATATTTTCTCCCTAATGTGTATCTATCTTGTGATGCTACAGTCCAACAATCTACTCTACCTCTACTGTATGCTACGTATTTTAATCTCAGTTGAGTAAAATAATCTTCTCTTCTAGTACAAGTTTCATCGACTATTACATTATCGTAAGTCTGTCCTTTTACTTTATGTATGTTTCCATAATAAACTCTTGCTTCTCCTTCTGTGTCTACTCCATCTCTTATTAAATTATTTATGTACATAATTTTTTCCTCATTTGTTTTTGATTTAATTCTTGTGTGATAAAAGTCAGTAAAATCAAGGCTTTCTGCACGTAAATATTTTTTTTCTATTAATTCCTGGATAGAATAATCTTTGTTTATCCAATCTTCAAAAGTTGCTTCTCCTTTTCCTCTTACAATAACTTGTTGACCCATATAATTCCAAAATTCTTTTATCTGTTTTAAAGGCATCTGTTTTCCTTTTACAAATTCTGGCCATGTTTTATGACATCTTATTTCTTTTTTAGAAACATAAGGGTCACTACCTACATGACAAAACTCTATCCCATGGTAGTGTAAAAAAGATCTTGCCCATTTTCCAGAAGGCGTTCCTCTATAAGTAAATAAAAAAGTTTCTTTAGTATTTTTTATTTTATCTAATAAAGTTTCCATAGCCGAACAGTCTGTGGTAAGACTTGGTAAATAGTAATGTGTTCCAATAATATTTTTTGCAGGTTTCCAAACTCTTTCATATCCATAATGATCCCATATAGGTTTTATTATTTCTTTACATAATGTGTTTATTGTTTCTCCGCATCTTAAACCTTGTTTTAATTGTTCTGCATCTTTAGAAAGTTTATGAAAATAATCTGCATTAGCACCAGCAAATTCAAAGATAGTTTGATCCGCATCTCCTACCATGTAATATTCTTTTACATTTGTAGACATTTTTTCTAAAGCTTTTAACTGAGGTATATTACTATCTTGAGCCTCATCCACTATTAAAACATCTATGTCTGGAGTAACTGCGTGATCTATAAAATCTTTTATCATGTCATCATAATCGCATACTTGATTAACTTTTTTATAATTATCGTAAACTTCTTTCATTTCACTAATCATTTTAAAGTTATTATAAGGATAGTAGTTAGAACTAGTCTCTCTTAAAGAATTCCAATGCTCTTTGATTGTTCTTCCTTGTCCAAAAGCATCTCCAAGAAATTTAAAAAATTTATGTTTGTCACTATCGAATTCTGATTGATTTACTCTTTGTGCTTTAAAACCACTATTTTCTGTACACAAGTTAAGGTAATCTGCATACGTTCTTAATTCTTTTTTTAATAATTTGCTTTTACAAAAAGAATGTATCGTGCATATTTTATATTTAAAAAATTTTTTTCTTAAACCTCTTTCTTTCATTTCTGGTAAATCTAAGACAGCATCTTTTAATTCATCTGCAGCTACATTTGTGTGCGATAACATTATTATTTTTTCTGGTTCATAGTTTTTTAATAATTCTTTATACTTCTCTATTAAAAATAAATGAGTTTTTCCTGTACCTGGAGGACCAGATACAAATTTAGGTTGTTTCATGAGTTATTACCCTTTCCTCTATTTCTTGTGCTTCTCCTTCTATGATCAAATGATCCTTGTTTATATTATAGTTATCTATTTTATAAGAAGGGCAAGACTGTTCTTTGTATTTTCCCCTATATCTTTTAGCTCTTAAAATACGTTTGCATTTTAAAACAAGATCTACTCTTGCTAAAGTTATTCTTTTTTCAGCTAAAAACTCATCAAATTTATTTAAATTAAATTCCAAACTATTATTTTTCATATTAAAATAAGGCATACTAAAATCTGCTAATTCTTTCTTATCTGTATAAGCTTTATACTTATCAATAAAAGATTCAAACCATCCTATAAATCTTACATCTTCGCTAGACTCAGGATCATAATCTTGTGATTTTGTTCTGGCTTGAAATTTTGCCATCATCATTTTATCAAAATCAAGTTCTTTCATAAAAGGTAAAAAAACCGCTGCTTGTTTCATTACTTCATCATAAAAAATTTTCTTTTTCATTAAATGTGGACCTTCCACAGTTATGTCTTTTTCTATTTTCTTTCCGTCTTCTAATAAATAAATTTTTACAAAATACCTGTCGCTACCATATTCAACTATATCACCTATGTGTTCTTGTATTTCTTCACTATTGTTTTTAACACCAATCCAACTAAATAATTTTGCAACATCTTTTTTATCTACATTTAAAACTTCTGCTAATTTTGGAATACCATAAAGCTTATCTGCCTTTTTTCCTGTCGTACCTTTTTGTTTACGTTCTTCGGGTTCGGTATCGTTTGCTTCAATAGCAATGTTATAAACAAAGCTATCTATTTGTTCTGTTGTCCAGTCTGTGTTTTTAATTAAAATTCCAGCTATGGCTGTACAATAAATATCTCTAGAACCTGTAGAAGGATATATAATTGTAAGAGCAGTTGACAAAGCAATCTTACTAACATCTACAACTACGTTACCTATGTATTCGTGTATCTCATTATAGTTAGACCACTCAACTGTTTCACCATTGTCATCATAAGGAGATTCTGGAACGATAGTATATCGTTCTTTACCACTTCTCAGTTCGCAAAGAGTTGCACCATGTGGAAACTTTTTAAAATTTTTTTCAAAACTTTTTGGTAATATGTATTGTATAAATTCACAAGATCCTTTCCAAAGATAGTGACTATTAGGGTTATTTCTTCTTCCATAAATTGCTCCACAGTCTTTTAAATAGTGTGTTATAAATCTTCTAACTACAGGATTGTCTATATCTAAATCAATATGACTATCTAATCTTAATGCTATTTGTGCTTTTGAATAATTGTTTTTCCATTCTTCTTTCGTTAAACTAAAATCATCTTTCTTCCAACTGACCCTAGCTTTTTTTTGATCAGTGGGTATTATCACGTGACCAAGATCAAGCCAATCTTCATAATTAATCGGAATTTTATTTATCTTTTCATTCATAAATTAAAAGTGGGCGTTGCCACTCTCGCTTAGACGCCCACTACCTAGGATACTATAAATTTAAAGATTTTTTAGTCTGTTCTTGAGTTTCAGGTTTTGCTTCAATCTCACCTTTACCCACTGATTCTGCAAAAGATTTTGCCATATCATATACAGCTTTATCTTCTACAGGACTAACTTTAGCTACATCCCAACCAAACCATGTTCCTTTGTCATTAGACATCTGAACGGTTGATAGTTTATAAATGTGGCTATAAGTTGGCGGTGTGAATAAACCGTTTTTACCTTGCATCTTGATACCCATCATCAT